CGGTAGTCTTAATTTCAAATTCAGCCTTCTCGTTAATTACTTTAATCGCATCTTCCTCCGCCATTATCTTAGCTTTCAGTAGATTGATTTCGTCTTGAATAGCCTTAACTCTGGGGTCTTCGCCTGTTCCATCTCCTTTTGGAGTGCCTGGAGCAGATAACGACATAGTCATATTCCTGCTAACTTCTTGAGCTATTGCAAAAATATTTTCCTGTGTTTCCGATGGATACTGTTGAACATTTTTGCCAAATAAGGTGACTCCAGAACTATATTTTGCACCAGGAAGTAGCTGAGTTATAGTTCTTATAAAATCGGGCATCTCTTCTTCTAATGCATTGAGTTCTTTTAATCCTTGTCGTGCTAAAATATAAGCATCATTATTGTTTGTCTTTATGGCCTCTTGAGATTGTTCTATTAGTTTTACATATTTAGTGTAGTTTTCTATCTCCTTAGCAAGTGCGGCAGCGGCATCTTGCTTTCCCTTTAAGTCAAGTTTATTGAAATCCTGCATTTCTTTTGCTACTCTTGACTGAATAGATTTTGCCGTGCTTTCTTGAGCCGTTCTCTCTCCATATGCCGTGTTCATGTTTCTTAGCATGGATTGCCTGTCAGCACCAATAGGGATATTTATTAGTGTCTGAAACTTATCGAGCCCTGATAGATTTTTAGAACTAAGTATAATATTTATATGATTTATAAAATCAGTAAGTCCTGTTATAAACGCATTCGCCTGCTCTTGTGGGAATATTACTAACTTAAACTCAGCAAAAGCCTGCGATAGCCTATTTAGGCTTGCAGATAATGAGTTGGTCTTGCCCGCAAGTGCTGGCGCAAACTCTTGCTCAACAACTCGAATGAACTCTGGCAACACCTCTGCCGAAATTATCTTGCCCTCCTTTTGGAGTTTTCTAAAATCTTCAAAGGTTTGAACTAACTCTGGATGAAGGTTTTTCATGGCTTTGAACATAAGCATAGCCGCACCAGGTAAAGACTCGCCCATCTGCCTGTTTAATTCCTCCGCAGAAACAACGCCCTTAGACATCATCTGCTGCAAGGCATAGAAAGACCTCTGAACCTGCAATGAACTCGCCCCAGAGGCTCTTAATGCCGATGCAAAACTCACGAACATCTTTTCCGTTTCAGTAGTCGTATAGCCTGCCTGTTGTGCGGCAATACTGAAAGCAGTAGCCTGCTCCATTGTCGATTCAAACTCAAGGCCAAGCTTTTTAATTACACTGGAAAGCCTTATGAAGGCAGCCTCACCAGAACCAGCACCGCCATAGATAAATGCCAACCTTGATTGAAGGAGTTCGATTTTTGCGGTTAAATTAACAACTTCCCTCCCAAAGGCAACGATAGAGCCTACCGCAAAAGCACTCGCAACAAAGCCTCTAAGCCCCCCTAAAACCGATGAAAGTCCACCAACCGAAGCCCTCGCAGACTGAGATGCAGTACCAATCCTTGACATATTCGAGGAAAGCGTACTCATCGTGTTGTTCAGCCCAGCAGTCTGCCTTTGCAACTGTTGCAGTTGCGTATTCAAATTCCGCATTCCCGCAGTCATCCCCGCTGTTGCACCCCTCATTGAAGCGGCTAAATTCTGCATACCGCCACTTGCACCGGCAATAGACTGCGTTATCTGACCTATAGCTAAGGAGGCTTGTCTTGCGCTCAAAGCTATCTGCCTATTCCTGTCTATAATCCTATCTAAACTTGCCTGTAGCTGGCTTACGTTTGCTGTGTACTCTATCTGTATTCTTGCCATGCTTTTCTATCGACTCAAGCTCTCGCCTTCGCCTTTCTTGGTTAAACTCAAGCAAAGTTAGAGCTTTTTCAACAGAGGATTTCATATAAGCCTCGTACCTCACCACATCCCCCTCCGCACAGAAGATAATTATTTCACGGAACTCTTTGTCTTGGTCATAAAGCTGCCTGCCGAGGGAAAGGATTCCACCGTCTTGTTTAGGACTTTGAGGCGGGTTTGTGCCATCTCCCAATATATTTCCCAGTCTTTTTCGAAAGAGCTGAAATTGGGAAAGAACTGATTCAACCCGCCTAAAACGAAAAAATCATACAGCCCCTTACCCTTGTAGTTCTTCCTAAAAGTTTCAATTTTCTTCTGCTCAAACTCAGCATCCCAATCACCAGGATTTTGGTCTTCCCTTATCAACATACACCCCGACAACTCCATCATAATCTCAGGGTGAAGCAATAGCTTCTTGCGCTCCTTAATCTCCCCAATTAAAAAGCCAATCCGAGAAAGACCTTTTAACTTATCCCCACTCGTAGACTCGAACAGTGCGCCCTCCATAGACTCAATGAACTTGTCCAGTTCAACATCACTCACCATCCTCTGCAACTGCAAAACGAAGTCTTGTGCCCTGCCCAGTCTTTCAACCGGCATCTCAAAAAGGCTTTCATAGACGTAGTATCGGTGTCCCTCGCAGGTGAAGGCATACTTCATCCCTTGATTCTTCTTCGGCTTGTAGGTGGAGTCCCAGACAAGCTGGTTGAACTCCTTTGGGAAAAGCCTATAAAGCAGTTTTGCTATCATGATAACTTTATGAAAATGAAGTTCAAAGGTATGCAGATTATGCACACAATCAACATTTCCACAAAGTTAAAACAGAAATAGGGTAGTAGGGCTGTCAGAGTGTAATAAGCTATGCCCCAAATGGAAGCCATACACCCTACGCAGTTGTATAGAGGCTTGCTCCATATACTGCATTCGGGGACTAACTTGGCTAAGAAGGCTCTGAATCTATTTAGAATCATCCCCTCCTCCATTGAAATGTGGGTCGCTACAATCAGTAGGCTAACCACTATGGCTCTCTCAATCAGCATAAAATAAGGTAAAGGATACACAATCGACATCATCGCCCGTTCCTGGTTGCTCGAACTCTACCCTATCGTCTACATTACAGGTTTCATCTGTGTGAACCGTAACCTCGTATGTTCTGTTTGGGGAGAAGTTGTATTGGTCAATATCAATGATTAACTCCCCCGCTCCCGTAGCAGTTACGACTTGTTGCATATAGCGGTTCAAGGTAAGGTCAAGGATGCGAACAAGGTAGTCGGTAGAGGGCGTTAGCCCCTCTGCAACCGTAATCTCGGCACAGCAAATATCGTAAGAGCCTATGGAGGGGCAGTCGGTACATTCAAGACAGCTCATAATGGTATGTGTTTATATCCGCTTTTTTTCAAGTGGTAAATATACCACTCCCCTAAGAATGTGTGAAAGGCATAACGTACGCAATCTCCGTGGTCAGCCAACTGCGTTATGATGTTCCTGTTCCTCTTAATGATATTGCCCATAGCATCGCATTTGAGCATCCGCAAGTCCCTCGAAGTATTCGGGCAGGTCTTAGGGTTCACCTTGAAGTCAGAATAGTGCCTCAGTATGTAATTACACTCGGCACGAGAGTTCTCGTGCTTAGGGTTGTCCTGAACACGAATCTGCTTACCCGATAGCTTCAACCCACGAGCCAACTGCTCATAGTAGTTAGCATTATCCCTCTGCGATAAATCACCCCTCTTACCCATAGCATCCCCCGTTACCTGGCACATCGGTAGGTATGGCTCATACCGCTCCTTAATCGTGTCTATCATCTTCGGGATAGAACCATCGGGAACGGAGAACTCATCAACAATATGGAAGTGTTCGCCATCATCATCCTTCCACTTGTGGGCAACGATACCAGCAAATGGCTGTAAGTTGAAGTCGAAGGCAAACAGAACGGGTAGGTTCGGGTTGAAGAAAGTACCTATGTCCTCGTGGTCTTTCGGCTCAAATGCCGTGAAGAATGGGTTTTCAGGCTTTTCCTGCACCTCCCAGTCGCCTTCAACGAAGCGGAGGTACTCGTACTCAGGCATATTGGCCTTCAACGAATTTAGGTAGTCCTCAGGGATGTAGGGGTTGTCAGTAATCTTCGAGGGGATATATGCCCAAGTTTCGGGGAGAGTGCCCTTCGCCCACCGGTCATAGACCTCCTCCTTCACCCAGTTGTTGGCAGGGTTGCACGTTCCTAAGACTACAATGGGAGGGCGGCCTTCCGCATTGTTCCACGAGCCTGAGCGTTCAAGCATCTTGTAAAGGGTAGCCTCCTGGCACTCGTTAATCTCGTCAATGCCTCCG